AGCCTTATGGGCACAAGACTCGCCAATTGACGAGACGAACCTTGTCGGCGAAAGTAAAAGAATCCCACAACTACACAGCAAGTATTATAATCTTTATTATAAGGAAGTCTTGCGTGTAAAGAAACTAAAAGCTGAATATAAAGAACTTGAAATGGAGAAACGTAATTATTACGATGGCTCTATGGATGAGTTGACTCTAAGAGAAAAAGGTTGGAAACCATTTCAGTTAAAAGTATTAAGAAATGATTTAGACAAATACATTCAAGCCGATAAAGATATTATTCAAGCAAGTCTTAGAATTGATTTCCATACTGCGAACGCGAACTATCTCGAAGATATAATTAAAACAATACATAGTAGAAACTTCGTAATAAAGAATATGATTGACATACTGAAGTTTCAGTCTGGAGATTATTGATGTATAAGAAAATGATGGATTGGTGGTACGGGGAACCAAAACCTGAACCTAAAGTAATTGATATGATGGCAGATGATGTTGACCCAAACGAGGTCACCATTGAAAACGCTTATAAGACAAGATGGATTTGGTATCATACGATTTTAGCAATCGGTATCTTTTTCACCAATATATTATTAACAGCAATCTTAGTGATCTTGGCAATTAAATTATGAAAATGGTAAAACTATCAGATGGCCGAAAGGTATCTGAATATGAAGCAAAGCTTACTATCTTTAATGCATATATGAAAATGCATGAGATGCTAGGTGTCCCTGTCAAACAAAAAGCAATGGCTTTTCGCGGAATTGTAGATATGGTTCCTGGTTGGAAAGTTGTTGGTATTACTGCAGCTGCATTAGAAATATTTAAAAAATTAGATTATAAGAGACCTCCTGGTCGTGGACCTGACGGTGTTAATCGAGCCCATAAATATAGTCGACTACATGTAGGTATTAAAATCTTTGAAGAACCTATTACAAACTTTGAAGAGTTTTGGGAATATTGGGAAGAACACGACCAAACAGTATTAGCAACAGTCAATGAAAATTATTCAAAAGGACAAGAAGTAAGTGCACACGATGTTCCTGATGGTTTATTTGCTCCGTATGGATTTGCATATAAAGTTGAAGAAGCTGAGGTTGAATTCCTTAAAAGTTTATGAGTGAACGAATAGAAATAGAATATATTAATTCAGTGTATATGCGTATCAAAGCTGATGCGGGTATGAAATCTGAATTGTCTGAATTCTTTGCCTTCAAGCCTGAAGGTTATCAATTCAGTCCAAAGTATAAAGCAAGAGTATGGGATGGAACAATTCGTTTATTTCAACCTATGCGTCCTGTTCTATACGTTGGTCTATTTCAACACTTGAAAAAATTCTGTGAAGATCGCGATTATATTTTAGAAGCACCTCCTGAGATTGGTGAAACAGAAATTATAGAAAAAGGTTATGTCGAAGAACTTGCTGAATCTATTAACTGTAAATATAAGCCACGAGACTATCAAGTAGAATATATTGAAAACGCTTTAAAGAATCGTAGGTCTTTATCATTGTCTCCGACTTCATCAGGTAAGTCGTTAATCATTTATTTAATTCAGCAGCATTATTATCAAACATTTGGTTTAAGAACATTGATTATTGTTCCGACCATTTCTTTAGTACATCAAATGTCAGGTGACTTTGTAGATTATGGTTGTGAAGATGACATATATACAATTCAAGGTGGAGTTGATAAAAATACGAAAGCACCTATTGTGATTTCTACATGGCAGTCATTAATTAAACAACCTAAGGATTGGTTCCGTCAATTTGGAGTTGTGATGGGAGATGAAGCTCATACATTCCAAGCAAAGTCATTAACAAAAATTATGCATAACCTTGAGGACTGTCGTTATCGTCATGGATTTACAGGTACACTCAAATCTTCAGAAAGTAAAACTCATCGTCTTGTATTAGAAGGTTGCTTTGGCGATGTTAAGAAAGTTGTATCCACAAAGAAACTAATGGACGAAGGTACCGTTTCTAATTTTGAAGTTAAAGCTATTGTTCTAAATCATAGTAACGAAGCAAAACAAAACTTCAAGAAAGCAATGGCGACCGTAAAGGAATCGGTTCGTAAGTGGCCTGCCGAAAGGGAATATATTGTAAATCACGAAAAGAGAAACAATTTTATTCGTAATCTTGTATGGTCTCTTGAAGGTCAGAACAATTTAATATTATTTGATTTAGTGGAAAAACATGGAAAGGTTCTTGCTCCTTTATTAGAAAAGGAAGGACGTGAGTTGCATTTTATATACGGAAACACAAAAGGAGAAGAACGTGAAAGAATTCGACACTTGGTTGAGAATGACCCTGATAAGAAACATAACATTCTTGCCAGTTATGGAGTATTCAGTACCGGTGTTAATATTCGTAGGCTCGACAACGTAATCTTTGCTTCGTCTTCGAAGTCTGAGATAAAAGTATTACAATCAATTGGTCGAAGTTTGCGTAAAGCGGAGGACTCGCAGAATGCGGTCCTCTATGATATCGCTGATGATTTGTCGGTGGGATCGTATGAGAATTATACTTTAAAACATTTTAAACAGAGAATTGAAATTTACTCCGCTGAGGAGTTTCCATTTAAAATCTTTACTGTTGACATCTAACTTAAGATATACCTTTAAGCCTGATAAGTCTATTATACAAGGATTTTCCGGAATGTCAATAGTTTTTTTCACAAAATATGAAAAAAGTTTAAGAATTAACATATTTGTTAACTTTCTATTGACAAAAGTACTATTTTAGAGTATAATAACAATAATTTTAAACAAGGAGACTAGCTTGAAATGGCTAAGAAAAGAAACTACGTAAACAACAAAGATCTCCTTGCCGCATTAATAGATTATAGAGAAAAGTGCAGTGAGGCAGATGAATGTGGAGATCCTACTCCGCAAGTACCTGAGTATATAGGTAAATGTATTATGATGATTGCTCAAAGGTTGGCGACAAGACCTAACTTTAGTGGTTATATGTATAAGGAAGAAATGATTTCAGACGGAATTGAAAACTGCCTACAATATATACATAACTTCAACCCAGACAAATCTCAAAACCCATTCGCTTACTTTACTCAAATTATTTGGTATGCATTCCTTCGAAGAATTTCTAAAGAGAAGAAGCAGATGTATATTAAATTTAAAGCCTCCCAAAGACAAATGGCAGAGAATGAAGTATTTGATTCCGCGGGAGAACAGGTGACTGGCAATCAGCTACCTGATTACATCAATGAATTTATTGATGACTTCGAAAATAAATTAAAGAAAAAATAAGGACGTAATGAAAGTATTAGTATTTGGATTACCAGGTAGTGGTAAGAGTACGTTATCAGAACCGCTCGCAGAGCAGGTTGAAGGCGTTTGGATTAATGCCGACGCAGTTAGAGAAAAATATAATGATTGGGATTTCAGCACTGAAGGTCGAATGAGACAAGCAGCTCGTATGAGACATCTCGCAGACGGAGTTTCAATGGCAGGTAAAATTGCTATTACAGATTTCGTTTGTCCGTTTCAAAAAGCACGAGATGAGTTTGAACCTGATTATGTTATTTGGATGGACACCATTGAGGAAGGAAGATTTGAAGATACAAATAAAGTATTTGAGAGACCTGACAGCCTTGATGTAAATTATATTGTAGATTCTTTTCGACCTCAAGAAGAATTGAAACTTGCACCAATCTTAGAAAAGGCATTCAGTCAATGGCAGAAGTAAGCGCAAAGAGGCACCTCGCAAAGGCAGTAACTTGGAGGATAATTGCTAGTATTACGACTGCACTAATTGCTTTATATTTCGGATTACCTCAAAAGGCAGTAGGTGCTGTCTTCTTGGCCGATTTAATTATAAAGTTTGTTTTATATTATGGTCATGAAAGATTGTGGTATAAGTATATAAAATTTGGAGTTAAGTAAAATGTTTGATATGGAGAACGCATTCGATTTTAAGAAACCAACAGTTCAAATGTTGGGAAGATGGCAACCTTGGCATGAAGGTCATACAAAATTATTTGAAAAGGCCTTGACATTGACGGGACAAGTTGTTATAATGGTACGTGAAGTATATGGATTTGAAGGTGATGCTGGTGCAGGACGCACTGTTGCTCAAACCGATAATCCTTTTGGAGAGATTGCTGTCATTGACGGTATTAAGAAAGGTCTTGGTGACGCGGGCTATGAAGAAGGTCGCGAATATATGATTATGGCCGTTCCTAATATTGTTGATATAAGTTACGGTCGTGGAGTAGGTTATACATTTACAGAACACGATCTTGGTGAAGATGTACATAAAATCTCTGCAACTAAAATTCGTGCTCAAATGAGAGAAGAAGGTAAATTATGAAATTAGTACACCACACCGACCCTATCTTAAAGAAAGAATTGGCTGATGTCAATTTAGAAGATCCTGGGTTTGACCCAAAAGAACTAAAGGATGAAATGGCAGAACTGATGGCTTCGAAGAGAGGACTTGGTCTTTCTGCTTGTCAAGTAGGTCTTGACTATAAACTGTTTATCATCGGTGAAAGTAAAGAAAACTGTATGATGTTTATCAATCCTGAAGTGTTATCCGTTTCAGAAGAAACAGAACTTGACATTGAAGGATGTTTAAGCTATCCTGATATGTTTGTTCGTTTAGCAAGACCAAAGGTTGTAGAGGCGAAATGGTACGACGAAAACCTTGAAGAACAGAGTGGTTCATTTGAAGATTATACCGCAAGATGTTTCTTACATGAGTTTGACCACCTATACGGTGTGGTATACAAAGACAAGGTCTCAAGATTAAAATGGGATCGTGCAAGAACAAAGAAAGATAAAATTACAAAACAACGAAATAAGCTTATGGCATATTTACAATCTGCTCAATCAACAATTAATCAAGTTGAGTTGAGAGGACAAGAAGTAGCTGCCGAGGAGTAATATGAAGATTGCGATCGTTACCGATATTCACATCGGTGCTCGTGGCGATAGTAGAGTATTCCACGAAGTTCAAAGAAAATTCTTTGAAGAAGTATTCTTTCCGTATATTGACGAACATAACATCACAACGGTATTTGACCTAGGTGATACGTTTGACAGACGGAAATATATAAATTATGTATCTCTGCAGAAAGGTAAAGAATTCTTATTTGACAATTTAGCAAAAAGAAATATTGATTTCCATGCATTGATTGGAAACCATGATACCTATTATGTAAATAGTAATGAGGTCAATAGTATGAATCTATTGCTTCAGGAGTATCCTCAGTTTAACCTTTATCAAGACAAGGCTCAACATTTAGAAATTGGTTCAACTAAATTCTGTATGCTTCCTTGGATTAATAAGGAAAACGCAGAAGAGAATCTAAAATTTGTTGCTGAGTCCGATGCTCATATTCTTATGGGTCATTTGGAAGTTAAAGGGTTTGAGATGATGAAAGGCGCGTTATGTACTCATGGATTGGACATGAACGTGTTTAAGAATTTTGAATCTGCATACTCTGGACATTTTCACCATCCTTCGAGATATGGCAATGTCGAGTACCTTGGTGCACCATACGAAATGACTTGGTCTGATTACAAAGGTAGTCGAGGTTTCCATGTATTTGATACTGAAACTCGAGAGATGACAAAAATTGAAAATCCAAATC